GAACGTTGGCTTCCATCTCCAAGCGGTAGCCGCCGATGTCTTGGGTGTTGGCGCTCCACACAACGTTGCCGGCTTTGTCCTGCACAAATACGTTGCCGCGTGAGCCGATGCGCCAGCGAAACCATTGATTGCTGCTGACCAGTTGCGTCTCAAGCACAAAGGTGGTGCTGCCAGGACTCAGCGTGTTGGTGCCGCTGGGCCAGTTGGTGGCGGGCACGCTATTGAGCGGGGTGTCGTTTTCGTCGAAGTAGTTGGTGCCCGTGTAGCCGCACTCGGCACTGCGGTAGACCCACTGGCACAGGTTGGCGATGCACTGACGCTTGGGGGCACGAACACCAGCAAGGTCAAACGCAGCGGCCAGCTCAAATTCCACCACGTCGCGGTTTTCAACCGTCTTGCGATCGACGTAATACACCTCCTTGGGAAACTCAATATCGGATGGAGTGCCGTAGGGGTTGACGCCACCGGGGAAGTTGACGGCATCCAAAAACCGGCTCAGCGTGCGGATGCGTGTCACCTTCGCGCCAGTCAGGTCGTTGCCGAAGGTCTCGTCGTTGATGTTGATGAGGATGGCCGAGATGCTGCCCAGCAGGTTTGCAACGCGAATCTTGGGGCGTGGCAGTTGCCCGTTGCCGTTGTACTCAAATCCCTCGGCTTCAATAGGCAGGGCGTAGTAGCTGTTGCCTTTCCACACGACATCACCAGCAGCGGTAGTTTGGTTAACGCCGTTGTGAAAGCGGTAGGTTTCGTCGCTGCCGTGCAGGTCTTGGCGCAGTTCAATTTCAAACAGCTCGATAATCGCGTAGGGCGAACTGCTGATTAGGTCTTCAAAGACGCTTGAGGTCATGGCTCAAACACCTCTATAAACTCAGCCTGCACAGTGTTGTTGTTGCAACTTGTCATATCCATCGACCATTGCAGGCAAACGTACTTACCAGAGGTGCCACGAGGCGGTGTCCAGTCAAAGGATTCGGCACCACTGCGCGCTTCCAAAAAGGCAAGTATGTTTTCGCGTTCTGTATCAGTTCGATTGGCAAATGTTAGTCGCCATACTTTGGGGTCAGTATTAAGGCCGTAGCGAAGACGTTGCTCGTAGCCGTCGCCATATTGCACGCGCTTAATACGCGGCTGGCTTTGCTCTGTGGCCGTAAAGCTAGGCGTGTATGTGAAGGTGGCCATTATGAGAGCAAGCCTCCTGGGCGTTTCTGCTTGATTAATTCTGCTTGAACTGCGGCACCAACGGCACGCCCCAAAGCATTGGCATCAGGGCCATTGCCCTGAACACTTGAGCCGCTGGCGTCAACACTGACGTTCACATTTACAGGTCCGCCACCACCTGAGATACCGAGCCGACCATCACGGCCGCGGCGCAGCGGCATGATCGCCTCAGGTCCGGCCTCACCCATCAAGCCGATGCCATTGGCAAACGGGAACACCGTTGGCTTGTCGACGATGCCGCCACGGGCAAACTTCTGGATGCCGTTTTGGGCGAACACGTTGCCCATGGCGCTCGGCTTGATGTTGAAGATATCCATCACGCCACCCACTAGCGGCTTGATGATGGCCTGCCGGATCGCGATGCGAGCAATGTCAGCGATGATGCTGTTGGCCAGATCTGCGAAGTTTGCTTTGCCGGTGGTGACGAAGCTGGTCAGTTGATCCTCCAAACCTTGGAAGGCGCCCTTGACTGAATCGGCGACCTGTCCGCCTAAGTTTTTCAGGCTGTCGTAATACTGCCTAAGGCTTTCGCCGAAGGTGTCTCCGAAGCCATCCTTCACCTGCTTACTGGCAGCCACCAGCTCCTTCAGTTTGTCGATCTGCGCCTGAGTCAGGCCAGGCAGACGCTCGAGGATCGTTTGCAGTTCGCGATCGATCTCCATCTGCTTCAGCTTGTCACCAGTAATCAGACCAGCCTTGATCTGCAGATCCTCCACTGTGCGGTTGTAATCCTCTTGCAGTTGGTTGCGCTTAATAAAGTCCTGCGCAACAGCGGCGCCGGTTTTTGTTGCTATGTCGGCAATGTCTTCCATGTATTGACGTTCTGCCTTGGCTAGCTCGACCAAATCGTTGCGGTTTTTTAGTTTGCTTTCCGCAAACTTCTGCTGAGCGATCTCGTACTTAATCGAAGCGACCTGCGTTTCGTTTTCCTTCCGCTGCGCCTCAAGCAGGTCCAGCTCAAGCTGGTACAGCTTCTGGCTCATCTCCTCTGCTTTCTTCGGTTTCGTGCCGGCACCAGTGCGCAGGCCGCTTAGGTCCGGCGTGGTGCCGGGTGGTGTTGTTGCCCTGGTCGCTCTATTAGAAGCCGCATCAATGGTCCGCATCATTTTATTGACTGATTCGTCGATCAGTTTGTTGACCGCCATCAATGCAGCAATACCAGCACCTGCACCAGCAACACCACCAATAATCTTTTGAGCTGGCGTTGCGCCCTTAGTGGCTCCCGCACCAGCTCCGGTCAAAATGCCTTGAATAGCTGCCCGTGCTGTTTGCAGCAGCAGCATCCGTTTTTCAATGTCCAATAACTCTCTGCTAACCTTAATCACTGCACGCAGCGCACCGCCAAATGCCACCACGTTTGAGACGATAAAAACACCAGCAACGATGCCACCAAAAACCAGCAACGTCTTGGTGAGAATTTTTGTGGCTTCAGTCAATCCGGCCATGCCACCGATCGCCACATAAAAGTCCTTTGTGAGATCGCCGATTGCTTTGACTACATCTCCGATGATGCTCACCAACCCACTCATCACCGGCAGCAGCGCTGAACCGATCTGCACGGTGAGCACAGTGGTCTGTGCCTTCATGATCCCAAGCTGATCATTGAATGCATCAGCCTTGTCGGCGAAGTCGGGACCGATGCCAAGACCGAAGCGCTGGATCTCCTTGCTGCCGAGGTTCAAAATCGGGATCAGCTCTTGACCACCTTTGCCGAAGATCTTCATCGCGAGCGCCGCTTTCTCCGGTCCATCACGCAACTGAGCAAAGCGATCAGCTACATCAAGGAACACCTTGTCGGCTTTACGCAGTGTGCCATCGGCCTCAGTGGTGGCAACGCCAATCGTCTTAAACGCAGCAGCCGCTGCCTCCGTACCAGTGGCTGCGGCCACCATGTTCTTGTTTAGGAATGTCAGTCCCTTCGCCACACCCTCGAGGCTGCTGCCCGATAGCTCGGCCGCCACCTTGAACTGCCCCAGCGTCTCCACGCCGACGCCAGTGCGCTGCGATAGGTCGCGCATATCGTCCGCCAAATCGATCGCCGACTTCGCCAACGCCACCACACCGCCAGTCACCGCCACAGCGGCCAAACTCTTGAGGCCGGTGTAGAGCAGGCTGGTCGCCATGCTGGCGTTTTTGATGCGCCCCTCGAGGCCTTGCATCGAGTTGCCAAGCCGCCGGATATTGTTCTCACCCGCCACGTTGGCGGTGATCTTCAGCATGGCCTCCATGTTCATTGCCATGGCTATGCCCCCTGCTTATTGATCACCGTCATCGCTGCGGCCTCCATCACTTGAAGATCCTCCAGCAGCGCACGCGGTTCCTCTACGTTGTACAGCTTAAACAGCCAACGCACCGCTGCATAGTCCAATCCGATCACGCCACTCATCGTGGTGCGCCACTGCGTCTGCACACGGAGGAACATCTCAACCACCGGCCAGTTCTCGGGCAAGATCCCGAAGTCTTCAGCCGGTGGCGGCGGCAGATCCGGCAGTTCAATGCCCATGGCCGCGGCATCGTCGGCGGTTTCGTCCACAACGCCACCGCCTGCCCAATGCTCAGCGGCCTCAATCAGTTTTTTCGCTTAGCTCCCTGCAGACTCTCGAAATAGGCCACCGTGATGGCGCTCGCGAGCATCGGCACATCGAGCAACTGCTCCAGTGCTTTCTGGCTGAAGGGCACATCCTTGCCATCGCCATCAGTCACACCAGACCAGCCGACTAGCACCTCGGCTGCAAGATCAGCGTCGGTGATCTCCTCGGTCTTGATCTGGGCGCCGATCTCCGTGATGCGGGACTGGCTCAACCGACGAAACTCCCCGTCGAAGGTCTGCCGTTGCATACGGCCACCGTCGACGGGAATATCAAATGCGATCGGCCACGAGTAGGTGTCCGACTGCTTAAGAACAAAAGCCAAGGCTATGTAAAAGCAAGCGCGAACTCATCATTACCCGAACTGGTCGGAACCGCAATAAACGGCATATTCAGCATCTGCACGCCATCCTGATCCGAATAGGTCAGGTTGCCCAGGTCGGACTGAGCAGTGGTCACCGTGCACCTGTTGCCCGAAACAGTGCCGTGCTGGAAGGTGATGCTGCCGGTGCTGCTGCCCTT